TTCTTCGGCTTTTTTAGCTTCCCAGACATCAATTTCCGCTTGTTGCTTGTCCTCGTGGGGTTTCGTGATGTCGATTAACGAATCGGCGATTTCCTTGGTTTTTGACCTTAATTCACGGAAAAAAGACCCGATCGAAGTGTCCTGTTTTTGGATGTCGGTTCGTCCGGTACGAAGCGCGGTCCGGTTTTTCTTTGCTTCCTCGTAGGTTTCATTGTCCGTGATTTTTACGAACGGATGATTTTTTACAAGTTCGTTTTGCTTCACCTCCCACCCGGATAATTCTTTGATGTTTTTCGGGTCGATGGTCATTAATTCCACTGGTGTCGATTTTGTTGATTTTGCCATTTCTATTGATTTAAAAGTTCTTTAATGATTTCACGGTTTGAAAATGAATAGTTCGTCCGACGTTCAAATTCGGCGAATCCGATCGTTTTGGCGATGTTGAATCCGTCGCCGATGGTTTTGATGTTATTATACGATCTCGTAATATTCTGACGAACCTTATTCATTGATTTATAATGATCGGTCCCTTTGACCATTTCGGTCGTCACGGTTCGGGAAATTGCCCCTTTTGTTGTTTTTGATTTTTCCACGATAATAATTGTTTGATGATTGCAAGATAAATAACTTTTATTGTTTTGCAAATATTATTTATTGTTTTATAAAAAATTGTCTGACCATTGATTCGCGAACCCTTACAATTTGGTTGACGCGTTGGTCCAATGATTCAATATAACTGATCATTTCGTCCCGGTCATCGGTTATATAATACCCCTTTGATGTCGCTATCAAATTGGGTATTAATCCGTTCACCCGAATAAAACTGACAATCTTTCGGAACCGGGGTCCGTCAACCTTTACAGATTCATCGATCTTTTTCATTTCCCGGATTGCCTTTTGATTAGTGATTGCCTTTTCCTTGCCCCGGGCGTATTTCAACACGAAAACGGCTAATTTCAAAACGACATTTTGCTCGTATTCGGTTAATTCGTAGGTGTAATCTTCAAAACCGTTTATCATATTATTTGAATAAGTCGTTAATAGATTGAGCTTTCTTTTTAAATGGTGAACCCGGATTATTAAGGCGTTGTGTGTAATGCCTTAGAATGGTAGTTCATCCTCCGCTCGTTTTGAAAATATAAGCCTATACCTTCTAATCAATTTCCGCCTTGTTTGCCAATAGGCATATTCTTTCAGCCAATACCAAGCCTTTACAAATAGCATAACAAATTCGGTTTGCAATGGAAAAATGAAGGTATCTCTACTGTCGCAGAATATCGAAGATGCTTTATAACCTGTAAGGCACTTGTATTGCAAACCTACATTCCAGCTAAAAAAAACAGGCTTGATATACACTCGCTCGTTATTCCATTTCAATTTTGCTTTTAGTCTCATAATCAAAGTTTTTCGTTATTAAATCGGCACATACACACAACATTGTATATAAAAAATGGGGGCTACCTGTCTACTCTTTGTCGGTATCTGCATTGACCGCTCCGAGCTACCCGATTGCAGCATCGTTCCCAAGCTCCCCCACTTTTCATATACTTAACCGATAATGATTAACCCTTGTGACCAATAAATCCCTGCTGAATTCGTGTTCCTCCCCTTTTGCGTCTGAGTGCCATAAATACCTCCATTTTATCGACCCATTGTCTAAAGAAACGAGGTCATATTCGTCATAACCTCCCATTAAGTTAGGGTGATTTGCGTGTTCGACGAAATCCCATTCATCACCGCATAAATTATATTCTTCGATGACCCTCGATAAAACTGTTTCAATGCAATTAGTAAGGGAAATTGTGGGGGATTTTAAATTGTTGATTTCCCTGATTATACATATTTTTTCATCGTTGAATAATTCGACGTCATAATCGCAAATTTTGGCTCCTTGATGGGTTTTTGAAGCCCACTGTTTCGCCCGACAAATCGGACCAATACCCCTCATAACACTTACGTCGTTAGTTAGTGGTTTTCCGCAAATTTGACAAGATGTTTCCATTTCAATAAGTTAAAATCGATTGTTCGATTGATTTGACAATTTGTATATATTGAGGCTCGTCGATGGTACATTCAATATCATCCTTGTAAACGATTAGATTTGCAACATCGACGGTCCGTGATTGCATTGTATATTCTGCCGGATTTGTTCTGGTTTCTGTGGTCGATTTTCCGTATTCATAAACCGACATATCCCAAGTAAGATAAAATGGATCAATGACGGAATCGAATTCACGATCGACAATTTTTCCGTCGTCGTGGTCCCAGTCGAGGTCAACGTTAATTCCCCTCATTTCGGAACATATTTTATCGACCTCGGATTGTTTTAAATAAATCACCGGGGAAATGTAAATCGATTTCATCAATTCGGGTATTTCTTGCGATTTCTCGTCGCTAAAAAATATCATTGAAATAATGTCATCAATTGGGGTGTTTATTTCATCAGCAATCGACTGGATTGATTGTTCGCAGGTTTCATTTCCGGTGATGATGTCGTGACGCTTTAACCGTTCGATGATTCGGTCATTCAGTTGGTTTTCGGAAACCCCTGTCGATATTGACAGGGTCCGAAATGCGTCATTGTTTAATAATTTTAGTGACATAATTCCACGATTTTAATGTTTGACAAGGCTAAGATAAACAATTTATTTTATTTACCAAATAATTTATATTGTTTTTTAAAAGCTTCTTTTCCAAGATTTCGGGGTATGTTTTGCGACGACATATTCCGCAATTGTTTTATTTACGAAATATTCTGACACCCCCAATGATTCTGCGATCAATCGTTCCGTTTTATCCTTTCTCTTTTTAAATGAATTTATGACGCGGGTTCTGTCGGCGTCGGTGTATTTTTTTCTCGACATTCCTTTAATTTAGATCGATAATATTTGATGATTTTTCTGAGGGTTTGACGATCCCATTTAAACGATTGCTTTTTATCCAATTCGGACAAACGGACCAATTCATCGAATTTGTCCTTTCCAATGCGTCCGGGTAAATTTTCGGCGTATTTTTCGAGGTTCCCGTCAAGGGCTTCGTTGCAAATAGGACAACCCCCGTGAATGTTGTACTCGTAAAATTTAATCGTGGAATATAATTCGGCTTTAAAATAGTGGCTTGCTTGGAATTCCGGGGACCATTTCGCCCCGCAACAAATACACGGTTTTCCTTGATCCCTGAATTTTATGTATCGATGACAAGCATCGACAGCCGTTTCCAATAACCTCGGAATCGGATTTGATGATTTTTTTTTGATTGGGGTCGTGGTTCTTTTTATCGAATTACGGTCCATTTTTTTCTTTCCGCTTTCCGTTTTTGTCAACCAGTCGAAATAACACCCGCAGTCGGTCCCAAGACCTTGTTTACGGTAATAAGTAGGTTTGCCACAACCAAAACCGCGAGTTTCTGATGTTGTCCCCTCGCAGGGTTTCTTTTTATGCGGGATTGATGACATCTATTTTTAAAGGCGTGTTTGTGTTGATTAATTTCGTGAAGTAGGTAATTAAAACGATTCGTTTCTTTTCAAATTTCATCGGATTATTTCCCTTTTTAATTTCGATGATTTCCTTGGAAATATTACCGTTGATATTGTCAATTGAATCCTTTCGTTTGTGGATGTTACGGGCAGCTTTCCGGCGTATTTTTTCACGGAACCGATTGTCGTGTTTTGGAAATACCCCCATTTCATAAAAATAGTCATATACATAGCCGAACCCCGGATCGATGGTTCCGGTTGATTTAAACGTTTCAAAACATCGAATCACCCCGGACGTAACAATTTTATCCTGATCTTCTTTTTTTAATGTTTCGGATTGTTCCGGTAATTGGCGGGAAATAGGAATATTTTTTTTGAACCGGGTTTCAACCAGCCATTTTCGATATTTATTTAAAACATTGGAAACATAGTCAGCATTGAAAAGGTCGAAATGCTTTGTTTTTTCCCCGAGTTGACCGTATCGTTCCATTTGAAAGGCGTAATCGATTTCTTCAATAGACATACCTGAAAAAACGGTCGTGACCATTTTGGCGATGTCATCCTTGTTGATTTGGTCGATTGATGATTTTACCCCGGCTAAATTCGCAGCTTTTGTAAATGTGATCGATAACAATGATCCGACGACATTCGATTCGTGGTCATCGTACAAATTGAATTCCTTGATTTTTTTGAAATGTAACGATTCCCGGGCGAATTCAATTTCGCTTAACGTTCCAGTTTTCTGAATTTTGCTTAATAGTGTCGATTGATTGACGACTAATTTTTTGCTGCTGTTCATTTTGGTTTTCTTTTATGTGGGGTAATGAATTTAAAAGGGTTGTTTTCCAGTTTTTTATTGGGCGGGAATTTTTACCTCCCGTTTTCCATCCATTGACGACCCAAGATTTGTATTTCAACTCAACATCGGGGACGAATACGTTCGGCTTGTTTTCGATTGCGTAATTTACAAATTCTTCGATTTCTGGAATTTTCGGTTTTTCTACCTTTTTACTTTCTTTTTTATTGTCTTTATTCTTACTTCCTTCTTCAGCAGCCTTTTTTTGGCTTTGTGATTTAGTAGTTTTTTTATTACCTCTACCTCCCTTTGACCCGTTTTTTGATTGTCCCAATCGATACGCGATTTGTTTTTCCCTTTCGGCGTCAATTCGTTTATTTATTACATAATCCCCGCAATCCTCGAATTTACTTTTTAATTCATCTGAAAGATTATCCCATTCAAAACCGATAAATAAGGCAAGCCTTTTTTTGGGTATTTTTCCGTCGGTCCATTGTTTCGATAAAAGGGATATATAAATCCCCCTTTCCTCCATTGTCAAATAAACAGTCCCGGTCAAAAAATCCTCGGCGTAAAATTGAAAACTTGGGGACATTTTTACTTTTTCTTCCACGTGATTTGATTTAATTTGTTGATGTGGTCCCTTATGGTTTTTGATTCCCGTTTCATTTCGTTTCGGCGGTTCACATTGTTTGAAACAAACATATCCATCGCCCGGGTCATAATAAGAAATTTTTCGTCCGTCGTGAATTTGTTGTGATCGTTACGTTCGGCGTAATTGACAATTTTAAGGACCCGCTTATTGATTTCATCGTTACGGGTCCCGAATATCTTTTCCTCGATTTTTTTTAACATATCTGATTCAATGTGATTGTTTTATAATAATCGATTGCTGCCGGAATACGATCGAGAATTTTTTCCTTGAATAATTGGTCATCCCTCTCCACCTTAAACGTTTTGACGCGTTCCTGTGGGGTGTATTTGCCGGATGTCGAAAACACAAGGTTTCGATCGATTTGGTCAAACATTGGCTTCAATTTTTCTTCGAGTTGCTGGGCGGTTTTGTCGTCCATTGAATTTGAATAAAATTTATACCACAACCGATCCTTTTCCTTTGCCACAATATGAGCCGGGGCGTCAATCAAACAATAACGAAGCCAGAATTGTTCCGCGTCATAAAGGTACATATATGACCGTCCCTGATATTCATAAAGTGGGTCAAGTGTTGCGTTCATAAATGTACGGGGGTCCCAGCTGCATTTTGTATCTTCGACCGTCTTTATTTTTTCGATAATGGTGTTGATGTCACATTCACCGGATATGTGGTTCTTGATGATTCTTTCGGTGTTCTTTTCATAGAATATCCCATCAACCTCGGTCAATAAAGAAATCGCATCTTCCTCGCCGAAAATACCCTTATCCGTGTATTTTGTATCTAATTGTCTGTAATATCCCTTTTCGTTCAATAACCAAACATCCTCGACGAATGTTTTCGCCGTGTCCGACATTTCAATCGGGGCGTCACGTTTTGCCTTTAAAATAGCAAGTTCGTCTTTTTGGTTTTGGGTCAATGATTTCCCAGACCTTACCTTTCCGTTTAAATAATCGATTTGTTCCAGTTGTTTGTCGGTGATGACAGCCCCTCTTTTGTCCGTCGCAAGCGCGCCTATTCCGGAGGAACGGAATAAAATTTCCTTTGTTTTTTCCACGACATTAATTTTGTTTTAATGGTTCTTCAAATATAGTTATTAACTACCTTATAAACAATTTTTATTATTTAGAATTTGTCTTAAGTTGGTTCATTTTTGCGTCGTATAATTCCCGAGTTTGTTCGTCCGGGATTGCCTCGTAACATTGCTCGAGCATTTCGACCGTTTTTGAATTCTCGATGTGATTTATAACCCTCTGCCGTTCCTTTTGGCGATTTAGTTCGTCAAGGTCGATAACCTTATCATCGGGGTTGTCAATGTATTGTAATCGATTCCCGTCGTAATCCCCGACGATTGCTTGATCGGATTTTATCGCCTTCATCATTTCCACGGATTTAGGACCATATTTATCGATCAACAATTTCAAAACCGTTTTTTTCGACATTCCGGGACGGTTTGTGTTCCACGATCCCTCGCTGAATGAATACGTTTTCGAGTATTTCTTGGCGTGGTAATCGATTTCCTTGTTCGTCATATACAACAATTTGGTAAACCCATTGTTCAACTTGAAAAATGCGACATATCCGATAACATCGATTTCATTTCTTTCGTCATTGTCCTGCATCCAGTTAAAATCCATTTTTCCGGTCAGTCGATCGACCCCCTTATATTCGCCGTCACGGACGTCTGAAACGTTGATGATTTGATATTGTTGGGACCTATGACCCAATTCAATCAATCCCTTATATCCGATTTGGAATTGAGCAACATATACGCCCTTTGTTTTGTATGGGGTTATGTAAGCCATTCCCAGCGATGGATCGACGGGGAGGTTTAATGTTCCGGCAACGGCTGCAGCCATTAATACGGAATTGGGGTCCGCTTGTTGAAGTTTGTCATTGTTCTGGACGCAATTTAAAACGGAAAGAAGAAACGCGGTCGCGCCCTTTCCCCCCATCATCTGCTCGAATTTTTCCTTTACGGCGTCACGTTTGATAAGGTCCTTGAATTCGATTTTTTTTTCGGGTTCGTTCATTTTTGTTTTTGATTTTGTTTGAATAATTTTTCCCCGTATCGGGAAGCTTTCATCATTTTATCGCGAAATATCGGATAATTGATTCGGGCGATTTGGTCGGTGGCTAAGTTTTTGGTTATGGGGTCCATATTGTTAGGATTTAACAATGAAATCTTCGAGGGTACATTCCCCCAATTCCATCAATTTAAACAACATATAAATAACTTTCGGGGTCGCCCCGCCCTTCCAATTGACAAAAACCTGTTTGTTCACGTCCATTATTTTCGCGAGTTTGGTCCGGGTCAAATTTTCCTTGTCCGGGTTGTTGGCGTTATATTTATCAATAACGCGGTCAACGTCAACGACAAGATTTTTCGTTTTGTCGTTAAATTTAATATTGATTTTTTTCGACATATTTTAAGTGTAAGTGGGTGAAAATTCCAACTAATAAAATGATTTTGTTTTGTCAAATATACAATTTATTTTATTCAACGCAAACAATTTATTATTTTTATAAGCTAAAAACCACCCCGGAAGGGATGGTTTTATCAAACAAAATCGTTATCTCTATCGTGGAATATAGATAAGAAGTACTGCAAATATATAAATAAATCGATTAGTTTCGATTAGTTTCCGAAACAATTGATTTTACGGATTCGGCGACAATCCCCGGGATGCTTTTCTGAATCCTCGTAATCAACACAAAACCAACGATTCCCATAAAAAGGACCACGACCGCAAGTCCGGCAATTGCCCAAATTAAAGAAGCTGGGTTGAATTCCGATTCCCTTTGTTCGCGGGATTTGATGTCGTTTTCGATCATTTGTTTCTGGGTTTCAATTAATTCACGGATTTCGTCCGTGATGCAATCGACGCGCTGGTTTCCATCCTTGTCGTAAATTTCACGGATCATCGATTTCGTTTCGTAACTATAAGTGTAAATCGTTGTGTCCTTATATCGAACATTAAAGGGTCTTACAACCGTGACCGTATCGCCAGCCCGGGTGGTTTCCTTTCGTTCCGTTTCGGTGGTTGTTTTTGATTTGTCGTCGGTTTTTAGGTCTTTGGAAACCTTACACCCGCTAAGCAACAAAGCGACGCTAAGAAACGCTAAAAATGATTTTTTTAATTGCATATTGAATAATTTTTTATATTTGGATTCCGGTTCACCCTTATCCGAAGGAAAGTAAAAGGTACTTGCCAATAGAAAGGCGTCGTTTGGGAAGGACGGCGCTTTTTCACTTTTAAAACTCCTTTATCAAGCAATATGAAACGGATTTCTGTCTTTTCGTCCGACGGATTATGTCGTAATAATGGGACGCGTTGTTGACGACCTGACACGCAACGGACCACCCCCCAATAAGCCACCCAATCAATCCGGTCCTTTGGGAGTAAGACGCGGTGTGAAAATTGGCGTATATTATTGAATTGTACAGCGGACCCGTTTCTTCGACTCGGGTGTTTTTATTTCCGTCCCGATAATGTTTGACCGGGTTTATTTGCCTAAGCGCCTCCATTTTCCCCCGGTGTAATCCATAGGACCAAAGATCGTAATACCACTCGTCGGTTTTTATGACGGCGCAGCCCTTGGAATTGTATTTCGTGTAATTCATTAACCCGGTCGTTCCGGCGTTGGTGGTCCCGGTGGTGACGAGAATAAATTTATCCCCAAGGAACAAATAAAATTTATCATCAAATTCGTTGAACGTGTCCTCCTCGCTTTGAACCCCAAGAATCCAGTAATCGTTCGGGAATCCTTGAAAGCTCGGTAATGATTTAACACGATCCAGCAATTCTTTATCAGTGTAACTCTTGACCTTCGTTTTCATCTTTTTCTTTTGGTTTTAGGTTATCGATGTCGAGATTTCTCTCGAATTTATCCATTTTTTCAATCCAGCTTTTTGGTGGAAATTTCCCGTTCGTCACAACCGACATACTTCGCCAAGCGGAACGCGCCGGGAACAAAAACACCAATATTCGACCGACGATTATCAAATACGTTTTTATTATACTGTCGCGGGTGATCAGGTGTCCCAATCCCTCGAACAACAATCCCCCGGCAATCACGACCGACAATTTGATGAAAAGACCCTCGATATTGTGTTTTATATTGAAATTTTTCAATTTTATATGCTTCCAAGTGCCGAAAAAATGGTCAATCGCGATCGCCCCCAAAACAATCAATATATAATCCTGATTTGTCGTGAACCAATAAATCGCTCGTTCGACTGTGGTTTGTTGTTTTTCGATTTCAAGAAACCCGTTTAAATTGTAGGAAATAATTGAAACAAACTTGTAGCCGAGTGTTATAAAAAACCCGATAAAAGCCGACAGTTTCGCGCTTATTTTTAGTTGAACAAGGCTATAAGTTAGGTAAGCGAGGATTAATTTCATTTTTTAATATTATTTTTATGTTAGTAAATTATTGTGCATCCACAAGACCTCTTCATCCGATAAAACCTTTTCAGACACATTCAATTCCTTGTAAAATCCGCGCCAATTTTCATAAGTATAACCCCCAGAACTATTCCCACCACGTGAAAAAATCTGAACCCCAGTATTATTATACGTTCCAGAAAAAGTCAAACTATCTTGAAATATTCCATCTAAATACAATTTGGCTTCTTTGGTTGTTCCGTTTATTGTCAATGTTACTGCGTGCAACGAATTATCCCCAATGATTTGATCGATGAAATTTAGGCTGTAAGTAGTTCCATCCGCCTTTATTATTGCACCAATTTTATTTGTCGTTGAATCCAAACAAACTTTTATACAGTCATTAGTAAGTACGTTTGATGAATTGTATTCGTTTACAAATCCAATGTTAAGAAAAGAAAGGTCGTTATTTGTTCCGCAAATCGTTATCGAAAAATCATTTCCGTTCGATAATTCAGTTATTCCAGAAGTGTATGACAATCCTTGAGGTCTTCCGAAACTTTGAGTCCTTGGGCGTATAACCGGAGCACTGTTTACCCTAATAAAATCTGTTTGATTTGGATTTTTAATGAATGGTGCTGTTGAATTTCCAACCAAAGGCGTTAACTCGATTTGTGTTATTTCACATTTCCAAGTTTTTAGGCTTATACTTTGGGCTTCATAAGAAACAAAAAATGCAGTTACGTTTCCACCTTCTTGCAACACACTATCCAACTCTAATTTTCTTTCTTCATCAAGATAAGCATTTCTGTAATTTGATCCAGATAATACTTGAAGTTCATAAAGTTTTTCACCTTCACCCAATGGGTCAACCGTTCCGACGATGCTTCCGATAAATGTGAATTTTCTTGACAATAACAAGTCCCCCCAATTAATCGAAGAAGAACCAGAATTTAAAAATCTTTGTCTGTGTGCGTCTAAAAATACCGCCATAATTAGTCTAATTCAATCAGTCTGAAAAAATAATTTACTTGCGCCCCGTCATATTCAATGAAGCAGTCATAAATCCCATCTGCCAAATCCCCAAACGTTCCCAAATCATCAATAAAATTAATCGGTATTGAGTCATTATTTGAAAAAGTTGGATAATCTGACATCGCCGTAAAATTAAATCGAATACGATGAATCCCGCCGAGTTTGAAATTTGTTAAAATAAACGATGCGATTGTTGTCGGTGTTTTCATAAATGAAAACCGCCCCTCGTGGTTATCCATTTGAAGGGATGTAGGTAAAACAGCGGATTGATCCTGTGGCTTAGTTTCGTTTGATGTCGGCGACGGGTCAACTACAGGGGTATTTTCTTGAAAACCAATCCAATCAAGTCTGGCATAAACAAAAATATCAAATTTGAATTCAATCCGGTCGTAATCAGGATTCGTGGGGTTTCCACTAATAAAATCACTAAGCGGGATTGATACAATCTGCCACGTGGTCAATTCATCGAAAAAACCATAGTTTTCGATCGTTGATTTTGTTAGGTTTATGATTGAAAATTCCCCGCTTGTTGAATTTATTAGTTTGATTTGTAGTGATTGGAAAAAATCCCAGACCCCGTTGGTTCTAAGCGCAAATATTAATTTATGCTCGTCGTTGAATTCCCTTTCGGATGATTTATCCCAAACAACACGGGGGTCGATTGCTGTTGTATTATCCAAAATTATCGCATATTTTGACCCGTTAAATGGATCAGAAACCGCGTCCAAATCACCGCCGTCAAGCAGGAAAGTGTTGGTCCATTCAGTAGGTGAGCCTGCGTTTTCATCATAAACCAAATCAGTAACGATGTCAGGATCGGCAATATCCCCGGCATTAACGAGCTTGAAAGTTATTTCCGCTTGGGTTTCTAAATCAACAACCTCTTTAATTGGTGACGGAGCCGGAGTACCCTCTAAAATTACGATTGAACAGTTCGCTGGATCGACCGTGTTAACTTGAACGGCGATAACATCGA